TTGCCTAGAACCATAAAAAGAAAAATCAAAAATCTTTATATGTCTCAATTCAACTGAATGATCCCCTTGTGATTTTTCTTGGCTTCTTTGCGTTGTGTTGTGTGATTCTTTCAATGATCGATGAAATTTTTAGATAAAATAGGCGAATATATTTGGGAGAAGTTGCGCTGGCTATGGACTCCCCTTTTTATTTGGCACATGGCGGCGACCATCTTTGGATGGAGCAAGTTTGATGCTTGGGATGCCCTATATTGCTTGGCCTATGTTTTCTATATTAGGGAGGAGCAGAAATGAAACGCTCCCCCCTTAAACGCAAAACCCCACTTAAAAGAAGCGGTCGAAAACTTCGACCAGTCTCCAAGAAAAGAGCAAGGGAAAATCGTGCCTATACTCGGCTTCGGGAGTGGTATTTAGAGCAGAATCCCGCTTGCGAAATCTGCGGAAAGAAAGCAACTCAGATTCACCATAAGCGAGGGCGATTTGGGGCAAGGCTAAATGAAAAGGAATATTTTATGGCGATCTGTATGGCTTGCCATGATTGGATTCATAAAAACCCAATGGAAGCCTATGCGAAGGGCTATATGCTTCTACGATAAATAAACCCTTGACTTGGCCTTGCGGATAATTAAAAACGATCAATGAAATCCTACGATGAGCTAATACAAGCCAAAATCAAAAATACCCCAGAGGCGGGGTTTTCGCCCAAGCCAATAAAAGCCCCTCTTTTCGACTGGCAAAAGCATATTGTAAATTGGGCAATTCGGCAAGGCAGATGCGCCCTATTTGAAGATTGCGGTCTTGGCAAAACTCCCCAACAGCTAGAATGGGCAAGGCAAGTCTCGGAGCATACTGGCGGAAATGTTTTGATCTTGACCCCGCTTGCGGTTGCTGAGCAAACAATTCGAGAGGGCAAAAAGTTCGGCATAAAGGCAAATCATATTCATAGCCCATCGGAAATTAAGTCCGGAATCAGCGTTACAAATTACGAAAAACTAGACCTTTTTGATGGGGTGGAATTTGCCGGAGTCGTATTGGATGAATCGAGCATCCTTAAAAATTTCAGCGGGAAAACCAGAATTGCCTTAACCAACAGATTCGCCTCAACGCCATATCGTCTTTGTTGCACCGCCACCCCAAGTCCTAATGATTTTACCGAAATAGGTCAACACGCCGACTTCTTGGGAATATGCTCACCCGCCCAAATGCTCGCCACTTATTTTATTAACGACACCTTTGATACCGGGACTTGGAGGCTAAAGGGCCACGCAGAATCGGCTTTCTGGGCATGGCTAGGGTCTTGGGCGGCCTGCATATCAAAGCCAAGCGATATTGGATTTTTAGACGATGGCTATATTTTGCCAAAATTAAATCTAAAGACCACGCTTGTTGAAGTGGATGAAAGGGGAAGCGGAGATGAGCTTTTCAAGAACGCAACACTATCCGCCACTACGATGCATCGAGAATTGCGAGAAACCGCTAAACAAAGAGCCGAAGCCGTGGCGGAATTGGTAAATAAATCAAAGGAGACTTGGATCGTATGGTGCAATACGAATGTGGAGGCAGACGAACTAAAAGCGATTATCCCAGACGCAATCGAAATAAGGGGAAGCGATGCGCCAGAAAAAAAGGAAAAAAGGCTCGAGGATTTTTCATCCGGGAAGGCAAGGGTCATTATTAGCAAGCCATCAATCTGTGGGTATGGCCTAAATTGGCAACATTGTCGAAATGTAGCCTTTGTTGGATTGAGCTATTCCTTCGAGGATTTTTACCAAGCCTTACGGCGGTCTTATAGATTTGGGCAAACAAAACCAGTAAATGCCTATATCGTCCAAGCCCGAACCGAAGGAGCCATCTTGCAGGCCATAAACAAAAAAATAGGACAACATCAAAAAATGCAGGAACAAATGAAGATAGCCGCGCTATCTTTAAGAAAAGGAGAAAAACCCAAGACAATGAAAACCGACATACACAAGAAAACAGGCAATGGCTGGGAGCTTTATCACGGCGACTGCGTAAGGGTTGCCAAAACCCTTGAAGAAGAATCCGTAGATTGCTCTATTTTTTCACCACCTTTTGCCGACCTTTTCACCTACTCATCCGATCCTCAAGATATGGGGAACTGCAATAATAAGGATGAATTTGCCAAGCAGTTCAGATATTTGATTGATGAGCTTTTAAGAATTACGAAGGCGGGTCGAATGGCTTGCGTTCATTGCAATGACTTGCTTTCGACAAAATGGAAGCATGGGAAAATTGAGTATCAAGATTTTTCCGGGGATATTGTCAGGGCTTTCCGTGGGGCTGGATGGCACTTTCACTCTAGGATCACAATATGGAAAGACCCAGTAGTCGAGATGCAAAGAACAAAGGCACATGGGCTTTTATATAAAACCCTTCGAACAGATTCATCCGACTCTAGGACAGGCTCGCCAGAATATATGCTAATTTTCAGAAAGCCCGGAGAAAACAAAGAGCCCATCACCCATACGCCGGAGGATTTTCCGCTGGATCAATGGCAAGAATGGGCGTCTCCAGTTTGGAAAACCATAGATCAAGGAAAGGTATTGAATGGTGAAATGGCAAGAGACGAACAAGATGAAAGACATATTTGCCCGCTTCAGCTAGATGTTATTGAGCGATGCCTTGTTATGTGGAGTAACCACGGCGATACGGTATTTTCTCCCTTCGCTGGCATAGGTAGCGAGGGATACCAGTCTCTTAAAATGGGCAGGGGCTTTATTGGATCAGAGCTTAAAGAAAGCTATTTTAATCAAGCCTGTTCATTTTTACAAAATGCCACAGCACAAATGGAACTTGAGCTGGCATGAATGAAAACAGAGGAACGAATCAAATCCTTGTTTATCCCAAGGAAAAAACTTTCCATTCCAGAATGGTGCGAGGCCAATCTCACCCTCTCGGCTAGGGTTACAAACATACCCGGCCCATATTCAACCACGCTCACGCCCTATGTAAAAGAGCCGCTAGAGGCTTTTGGGAATGATTCAATCCGCAGGGTGACTTTGGTTTGGGGAGCGCAGACATCCAAGACAACCACGATCCTTGCTGGGTTAGCGTATCGTTTGGCGGAAAGACCTTGCCCCGCATTATGGGTAATGCCTAGCGAGCAACTAGCAAGGAGCTTTAGCGAAACCCGATGGCTCCCAATGGTGGATGATTGCCCATCTCTAGCAAAAGAACGCCCGATTGATACCGACAAAATCAAAATCCTAGAGCAACACTTTCAGAAAATGTCTCTATGGTTTGTCGGGTCGAATAGCCCCGCAAATCTTTCCAGTCGGTCAGTTTCGCTTTTGATGCTTGATGAGGTGGACAAATTTTCTGATGGCTCCTCATCAAAAGAAGCCGGAGCCTTGCAGTTGGCAGAGGCTAGGGTTGCGACCTATCCAAACCACCTAATCATCTCAACCAGCACCCCCACAACCGCAGACTCAATTATATGGGCGGAATGGCTAAAGGGGGATATGCGGTTCTATTTTGTTCCCTGCCCCCATTGCGGACACAAGCAGAAGCTACTTTGGGAACAGGTCAAATGGGACAAGGCCGCAAAACTAAGCGACACAGAATGGGATTTTGGGCTGGTAAAATCATCAGCCTTTTATGAGTGCGTAGAGTGCAAGGGACAGATTCGAGACGGACAAAAGACAAAGATGCTTCGGGATGGGGAATGGATTGCCACAAACCCAAAGGGCGAGCCGGGGCGCAGAAGCTACCACCTCAACGGCCTATACGCTCCTTGGGTCACTTTCGGTTCTTTGGCGGTTAAATGGCTACAAGACAAAAATGGAATCTTGGGCTTGCAGGATTTTGTAAACCGCATCTTGGCCGAGCCTTGGTTAGAACACGAAACAGAGCGTGTAGAGATAAAGCCCGGAGCCTACAAGATGGGAGAGATTCGCATGGGCGAGTTCCCTGTAATGTCTTGCGACATCCAAGAGGCAGGGGGCTTCCACGCTTGGGCTATTATTAGGGCTTGGGATACAGAAGGAAAATCTAGGCTTGTATGGGCGGGGAGGCTTGAAACTTGGGGCGATATTCAAGCGAAGGCC